CTTGGAAGAGAGAATAATCCATATGCTCGACTCGTTTTTTTTGTCCAAACTGACATTTCTCTACATCTAATAACATTCGATCTCGAACATTCTCCCAAGTAGGAAACGACGACAAAACATGCTTCTCTAAAATACCTGTCCGTCTCATTATTTTATTAACTTTAACTCTCTTCTCAGGATTCTCCATAAAAGCTTTCAACTCTGTCTCTGGGTCGGGAATAGAATACCGAGATACTATCATATCAAATGCATCTTTTATTGCATTAAAGGCAACATGGTTCCATTGAGCATCATAAGCTTGACCTATAGCAGACAATAATGCTTCTATCGGATCTATATCTATCCCTGTATTATTATCATACTCTTTCGCCGCAAAACTAGTTAACACTTCTCGAGTCGGCTTAAAAGCTATCACAGGTGGAAAATCTGGCTCGGTACTTGCTATAAAATATCGCTTTAAAAAAACCACACCAGGTTTAATTATCTCCTGTGTAATGGGATTAATAATAGTAAGAAAATCATCAAACTCTTCTCCTTCTCTTAATTCTATAGAAAAAAATTCCATAAGGAAAAAAGCATAAGATCGAACATTAAGAATCGCATCCAGAGATTTAGGATTACACCATATATGATCATCACCATATACTATCATACATATAAGACGTAACATAACACATTGTCTAATATATGGTGCTGCATGAGGGTATTTCCATGATGTATAGGTGACATATAAACAAAATAAAAAAAGCTTAGCCACGCTATCCAACAACGATGTCTCTAATCCTCCAGAATATACTTTACCTCTCTCTATTCGGAAAAAATTACCCAAGTGCAATACTATCTTCGTATCTATGTGATACATAAAATGTCGAAATAAAGATCGCAAATATCGTAACGCATCTGGGCTTTTATTATCCGTACGATAGCACATATAACCAATACCCGGATACATCCGAACTATAATAGATTGTATATTCTTGTCAAATTTCTTTATATCTCCTTTTCGCCATGATAACTTTCCTTTCATAGTATAGTTCATTAACATTGCGATATTATAAGCCCCTCCATGCATAAAATCTACTCCTATCGCTATATAAGTACCCGTCATGATAAATTTTAAAAACCACAATAAGACATGACCTAAAAAAGAATGAAACATAGAAGGTATAAAGAACTCCCTCATAGATGTAAGCAATTTTCGCAATTTCTCGAGAGTAACAGTGCCTGTTAATTTTTTCCATTCTCTTTTCTGTCGTATCACCTCGAAGTCAAAATAAGGATAAAACTTCTCATATAACATAAAAATCATAAACTTATGAAAAGCTCGCCAATTAGCTTCAAACATTACTGCTTTCGCACCCGAATTATGCACTTTATATATAACTCCATCTTTTTCAAATGTACCACTAACTCCAGGCATTATCCCACCACCAGTATTAAAATTGAAAAACATTAAATTCTCAGGACTATATTTAAACTCGATAGTATTAAAATGTTTCTTCATGTCAAGATAATCTAACATCATGTCTAATGCAGGTGTAAAATGTTTTCGAATTTTAGCCAATCTCTCTCCAACATAGCAAGTATCTGTATCATATTCTTTTATAAGCGAGATTTTTTTTGTAGGTGTCATGTTATTAGTTGAATAAACTATTCTATCATATGTCTGCCCAACATAATTGCCATCGAAATCCATACACGGTGAATATTTTTCATATACTAGTCGATGGATAGACAACACTCTAAGAGCTCGATCTGCTAAAGTACCTTTTTTAACTTCTTTAATCCCAGTAAGGCGGTATATTAAATTACTATCCATCTCCCGTATAATATCTTCCATCATAGGAGACGGTGTAATATTCGTTTCTTGAAATGTATTAGTATGTGATGTAGGTGCCCGAATCAGCACTTGAGATCTATTTGTATACAAGTTAATGTAAAAAGAGAAAAATGCCTTATGACAAATTTCCTCTCTCTCTGTTACCTTTCCATTCTTCAAAAGATAACGTGATACTATCTCAGCATATACACTTGCTATCATATCATCCTTCGTTCTATAATCTGTTGGACACCGTATAATAGTATCTATTTCATTTTTTGTATCATAAAACTCATAAGCCACCTTATCATCCAAATGTTTATGGATATTACAACTAACAAGTCGAGTTCTCATCCTTGTTCTTTTTTTCCTATAGAAAAGCTTATTGATAATCGGTACTCGTGGTAATCGAATTTTGCAAAATATGTGATCAAGTGATCCCAATTGAAACGCAATTTTTGTAATATTAAGGTAGTTGAATGTGAAATTAAAG